AGACCCTACTCTACCTATCTACATGAGAGCGACTACCAATCCGGGCGGTAGTGGACATGGCTGGGTAAAGCGTACCTTCATAGACCCTGCCCCAGCTAACTCAAAGTTTATTGCCAAGGATATAGAGACCGGCGAGGACATGGTCTACCCAGACAGCCACGAGAAGGCTGGAGAGCCACTGTTCTATCGTCGGTTTATACCGGCAAGCCTCAAGGATAACCCCTACCTGATGGATGGCGGTCAGTACGAGGCTAACCTGCTATCTCTCCCTGAGATGCAGCGGCGTCAATTACTAGAAGGAGACTGGGCAGTTGCAGACGGAGCGGCATTCTCAGAGTTCAGGTCAAAGGTTCACGTTATTGAGCCGTATGAAATACCAACTGATTGGCGTAGGTTTCGGTCCTGCGACTACGGATATAGTTCTTATTCTGCTGTGCATTGGTTTGCTATTGACCCAAGCTACAACACCTTAGTCTGCTACAGGGAATTATACCTGAGTAAGCACACTGGAAGAGACCTAGCCAAGGCGGTTATGGAAGCTGAAGGCCCAGAGCGTATAGACTACGGCGTACTAGACTCTAGTTGTTGGCATCAGAGAGGCCAGCTTGGTCCATCCATAGCCGAAGAAATGATTTCACAGGGCTGCAGATGGCGTCCTAGCGACAGAACTAACGGCGCAAGAGTAGCTGGGAAGAACCGGCTGCATGAAGTCCTTAAAATAGACGAGGACACGGGCATTCCGGGGATACAATTCTTCAATACCTGCCGACAAATCATTGCTGACCTGCCCGTCATACCGGCAGACCCTAGAGGATCAGACGATATAGACCCTCGCTACGCCTCAGATCATGCATACGACAGCGTTAGATACGCAGTTATGAGCAGACCTAAAGCATATTCCCCGTTTGATTGGGGAAATGGCGTTCCACAACAGAGTTGGCGACCCGCTGACGCAACATTTGGGTACTAAAAATGGCATTAATGGACAAACCTTTACCGGAAGACGCTACCGACACAGACATTGTAGTGCCTCTAGAAGAAGGCAGTAATGTAGAAGAGGAAAATAGCAGCTATTCCGGTACGGTTGCCTTCGTAGAGAGCCAATACAGCCGCTCGAAAGACGCCAGACTAACAGATGAAGAGCGTTGGCTGGATTCTTACCGTAATTATCGTGGCTTATACTCCAGTGAAGTGCAATTTAACGAATCTGAGAAGTCTAAAGCCTTTGTAAAAATAACTAAAACCAAAGTCTTAGCTGCCTACGCGCAAGTCGTGGACGTATTATTCGCTGGATCGAAGTTTCCAATAGGTATTGAGGCCAGACAATTCCCAAATAACGTAGCAGGGGCCGTAAATTACAATCCAAACGCTCTCACCGACGAAAAAGTCAAGGAAAAGACTGACGTTGACTATGAAGTGCCTACTTCTATTGCACGGCCTGACTTAGCCAAGCAATTAGGCCTGTATAAGAAGAAATTACAGCCGGTTGAGAAGGATCTCGCTCTAGGTGTAGGTACTATGGAAGGTTCTATCACCTTTGAGCCAGCCAAACGCGCTGCTCAGAAGATGGAAAAGCTTATGCACGATCAGTTGGATGAGACTGACGCTCCTAAGCACCTTCGGTCAGTAGCATTTGAGTGTACACTCTTTGGAACCGGCGTATTCAAGGGTCCATTTGCTATGGATAAGGAATATCCCCGCTGGACTGAGGAAGGTAACTACGATCCGCTGTTTGAGACCATTCCTAAGATGGAATACGTCAGCATTTGGGATTTTTATCCTGACCCAGACGCACGTAATATGTCTGAAGCTGAATTTACCGTACAGAGACACCGCCTTAACCGTACACAAATGCGTACACTAAAGAAACGGCCTCATTTTCGTAATGACAGCATAGAATTAGCTCTGGAGTACGGCCCATCATACCAGAAAGAGTACTGGGAAGACACTCTAGAGGATGACGCTATCTCTGCGGAGATGTCTAGGTTCGAGGTACTGGAATACTGGGGTATTTTAGATGCCGAACTGGCAGATGAGGCCGATATTGATATCCCCAAGGAATTAGCCGACAAGGATGAGCTACAAGTAAACATCTGGGTATGTAACGGGCAAATACTACGCCTAGTACTCAATCCATTCACTCCTAGCCGTATTCCCTATCTATCCGTACCTTATGAGCTTAATCCATACAGCTTCTTTGGAATCGGCGTAGCTGAGAATATGACCGATACGCAATTGCTAATGAACGGCTTTATGCGGATGGCCGTAGATAACGCCGCTCTATCAGGAAACTTATTAATTGAGCTTGATGAGACAAACTTAGTTCCGGGGCAGGATATGTCTGTATATCCGGGCAAAGTCTTTAGGAGACAGGCTGGAGCGCCCGGACAGGCACTCTTCGGCACTAAGTTTCCTAACGTATCTCAAGAGCTATTAATGATGTTCGATAAGAGCCGCCAGCTTGCGGATGAGGCTACAGGTATACCCAGCTACTCACATGGCTCTGGAGCCGTTGGTGGAGTAGGACGTACAGCGTCTGGTATGTCTATGCTAATGGGAGCAGCCGCACAGAACATTAAGGCTGTAGTCAGGAATATTGATGACTACTTACTAGGGCCGTTAGGTAAGAGCCTCTTCGCATTCAACATGCAGTTTAACTTCGACAAGGAGTTTATCGGAGACCTCGACGTTAAGGCTAGAGGTACTGAGAGCCTGATGCGGAATGAGGTACGCAGCCAGAGGCTCCTGCAGTTCATGCAGATGACTGCCAATCCCTCGATGCAGCCGTTTGTTAAGTATGACTACATATTGAGAGAGCTTGCGTCTTCTATGGACTTGGATGAGGACAAGATACTCAATGATCCGCGTGAGGCAGCTATTCAACAGAAGATGATGGCTGAGATAGCAGCTATGATGCCACCGCCCCCAGAGCAGCCACAGGCGCAGGGAGAGGCTCCACAGGGTCCACCACCAGTAGCTGACCCCACAGGTAACGGCGGCGGGAATATAGTCGCTGGAGCAGCCCCAGAGCCAGACGCACAGGGCTTCACAGGCGGCGGTGGGGGAGCCAACGGCGGTAATGCACCACAACCACAGCAACCGCCACAGGGTCCACTACAGTAATGGATAAGCAGTTTTTCAGGGGTCTCCTACCCTTAGTCAATGACAAGGATCAGTACGCCTCTCTCAAGGACTACGCCAATGCCCGTATCAAGCAGTATCACGGCCTCTTGGAGACCATGAAGGACCACAGCCGTGTGTTGGAAATACAAGGTGCTATCGCTGAGTTAAAGCGGATTGAAACTCTTCGGGATGAAGCAATTAAGGGAGCCGAATAATGGGTCTGTACGAGTTTATGTTTGGCGGTGATAAGGTCGAAGAAGATTTAGAAAATACGGAAAGCTTTTTTAGTAAAGAAGCTGGTCAAAAAAGAACTGAAGCCCTTAATAAAGCTATAAATGATAATCTAGATTACTATCTAGGCCCAACCGGCATACCAAACAAACTTCGATCCGGTAACGAATTACTTAATCCTGTTGTAGGAATCTCAGACGCAGGACAGGCCGTTGAAGAAGGTAGATACTTAGACGCTGTCACTGAAACAGCCGCCGCAGCATTGCCGGTGGCAGGGGCAATTGCAGCAAAGCCTTTGGCTAAGGGTTTGGCTAGTGTCAGTGATGACGTAGCCGATGCAGCTACAGCGCTAAAAGAGACTATGTTAGGCGGCAGTTTTAACCCCGACCGCCGTAAATTTGTTGCAGCCGCAGCCGCATCCCCAGCGGCATTAATGCTACCACCGATGGATGAAGTAGCAACTGCAACGTCTAAACAATTAGAAGACATTTTTTCTCCGCAAACACTAGCCAAATTATCTGATGAAGATTTTTCTCAAATGCTGAGTAACTTAGATGAGAAGATGTATGATGGTGAACTGGCTGATGAACTTACTGAATTTTTTGATGACCCTGCCAGTATGCCTGAGATCGATAGTGTACTCAGGGAAGCCCAGCGCAGGGGTATGTACGAAAACAGCGCATTCAATACCTTTCTAGATTACCAATTACCTGAAACATCTCTGGCTATGGTTCCTGATGGTGGGTCTCCGTCCGTAATCAGTAAAGTTGTAGATGAACCTGAAATAGAACTACCGCCAGCGTCTAATTCGCAAAGAACCCAAATAGCGGGTACATTACCCACATATAAAAAAGCAGACGCTCTTCTCACCGACTTATCAGGCGAAGGCTCTACGTTAGATTACGGTGCTGGATTAGGTCTATCTCAGAGAGAACTGGGATATGATACTTTTGAGCCATTTCCCCGTGAAGGTTTTGAGCCTACGTTTAATTCCGGTGCGGATATACCAGAGGGTTCTTACAAACGTATTACCAATCTAAATGTTTTAAATGTCGTTCCTAAAGAAACACGGGATGAAATTGTTAAAGACATTGGACGCATATTACAGCCAAACGGCACTGCCATCATAACCACTAGAGGCCGCGATGTTTTAAACGCCAAAGGTGATGCAGGGCCAGAGGCAATGTCTCTTATTACTTCTGCAGGAACTTATCAAAAAGGTTTCACC